TGGTCGTAGGAATACTACAACGCTTGCTGTAGCTCCCACAACGTCATCCTCATTTATCTTAGGTCAGGTTAGCCCATCTATTGAACCAAACAATAGTAACTATTATGTTAAGGATCTGGCTAAAGGAAAATTTTCATATAAGAATCCTTATCTCAAGAAACTCTTAAAGGAAAAGGGGAAACATAATGATGAAGTTTGGATGGATATTCTTAAGCATAGTGGATCAGTTCAGCATTTAGATTTCTTATCTCAAGAAGAGAAAGACGTATTCAAAACTTTTGAAGAGACATCTCAAAAAGAAATTATCATTCAAGCTGCTTCTCGTCAAAAGTATATTGATCAGGGTCAAAGTTTAAATATGCTTATCCCTGCTGGTACACCACCGAAGGCAGTTAATGAGCTTATTATCTTTGCTTGGGAGCAAGGTATCAAGAGTCTTTATTATCAGAGATCAACTAATCCAGCCAAGGAACTTGCTCGTTCAATTATGACTTGCAAAAGCTGTGAAGCATAATCAATGAATATTGCACCTGATAATATAACGGATTTAAAAGACAATGAAGTCTTTGTATTTGGATCTAATGAAGCTGGTATTCATGGTGCAGGAGCAGCTAAATTAGCCAGAGAAAAATTTGGTGCTGTAGGTGGTAATGGATTTGGTTTACAAGGTAAATCATATGCACTACCAACAAAAGATTATAATATCATAACATTAGATTTGATTGAAATAAAAGATTATATAAATTCATTTTTAATTTTTGCAAAAGAAAGAATGGATTTAATTTTTCTTGTTACTGAAATTGGCTGTGGTCTTGCTGGTTATCATCCAAAAGATATTGCACCTCTTTTTAAAAATGCATCAGAAAATGTTTTTTTACCAAAAAGATTTGTTGACATACTTGCATTGTAGTATAATATATTACATATGCAAAAGACAATACAAACCCGCCCTGAATATTTTATTCAATTCACCGAAGATGAAGCTACTGACTTAGGTCTCGAAATTGGAGATGTATTAGATGTTTCAGTCAAAGATGATGGTATCTTACTTCAAAAGTTAGTTCCACTTGAGTTAGATATGACTGAATTTCCAAGAGAAGTTCTTGAAAGATTAGTAAAAGAGTCTACCGAAAAAAATGTTTCGGTTAATCAAATTATTACCACAGCAATTAAGACCTTTATAGATAATAATGAAGATATCCTTGATTTCAAGGTCCTTGAGGATTCTGAAGATTTAGATTAAATCTTTTCTAATTGACTTATCTCAAGTATCCTACAATCCGCAGGATATCTATAACCATCTTTAGCTTTAGGATCTAATTCACCTTTCTTCCTGCATATAGCTTGATTTCTAAAATCGTTTGCAGTTTTCTTACCCAAAATCCAAACGGTTTTTAAATCATTTGTGGCTCTAACAAAAACATAATAGTCACATTTTTGGTTTATATTTGATTCATAAACACAACAATCAAAAGTAGAATCAGGAGGAACATTACAACCTTTTGTTTTTACTTCATATGTATATGTACCATCAGTTAAATCATAATCATATGTATCAACTTCTTTCCATTTAAAAACTTTGGCAACAATCATTTGACCCAAATATCCCAAGTCATTTGTTTTGCCTTTATTATTACTATTTTTCAAATGACCTAATTTAGCGGCACGATCTTTTACTTGTTCTATTAGACTATCTGGTATATTTGAAATTTTAATCATTTTCATATTTTTTATAAATTGATTCTAATTCTTTTTTAATCTTTTCAATGAGAGTTTTTTCTTTCTTGTTAAATTTTACATGTCCTTCTATAGAAACTATACCAGTGGCTATATAGGCTTGAATTTCATCATTAAAAACCTTATCAGAATAGCCTAATTTAGTCAAAGCAACTGTAAACTTATCATAACATTTAGAAGTAAGTTTTTTAATAGCTTCATCTGCTTCTTTCTTGTATTTCTTTTTTAAGAAATAAAGAGCATGACATATTTCATGTTTAAATGTATCTTTACATGCACCTTCAGTTCCAATTAAATAATACTTGGGTCTTACGTTAACATCATCAGTCATTTCATTACAAATATCATTATCAATCTTTTTAATGATCTTATCGTAATCATTTAAATCTTGTATTTTATTTTTATTGTAACATGAATTTATTATGGTACTAGGCACATTAAATCCACACCAATCAATAGGATATGTAAAAATGTTATCTCCATTATTTTTACTATATACTCTCATAAAATCCAATAGTTTAAAATTCTTTCCTCTGATTTGTGGGAAAGGTGATTCATAGAACTCTTGTACTCTACAGAAAGTCATAGCCAAGTCATACATATCATCAATAACACAATGATATATACCATGTTGGATTTTCTCTAGTTTATAAATAATACTAGCCATTGTTATTTCTTTTTCTTCATCTTGTGTCTGCCATCAGCAATACGATTAACATCTTTGATGGGACATGCACAATTCTTCTTCAATAAACACTCATCACATCCATAGTCGAGATATACATCTGGACGATGGCAAGCAAAGTATGTGTAGGATTTACAAACGTCTTTATCTTTTGTAAGATCATATACAGTACGATTCTTATAGAAATCTATCTTGGGTAAAGTTTCACTAATAGCATCACGACGAGCTTGCATCTCCTCTCTCGTCAAGATAGTAATAACTTTCTCAGGTTTTTCTTTAGCTTCCTTTGGTGTTAAGATTTCTTTGCAAGACTTACAGATAGATTCAGTGAGAACTCTCTTCATGTCTTTATCAAAGTTTTTCATGGCATGAAACATACCAACACCCTTTAGACTCAAGTAATCCATCTTACAATTAGAACAAATGATTCTATTATGAGGGAGCTTTTTATTCTCCTCATAATAAGCCAACCATTTTTTAAGATTCTCTAGTTGGTTATCAGGAATATGAGCATTCCTTTTGGCTTTAACTTTTAAAGGTTTCTTTTTGGATACCTTTACTTTTTTGGTGGGTTTTTTCTTTTTCATGTTTCTATTTTACAGGGTTGCGTTTAAAAGTAAAAGAATAAAAATTATAAAAAATGCAGTAGGGAAAGTTTTTACCAAAGTATAGATAATAATAAATCCAAAAACTATTATTAGAATATCTCTCAAAGATGTTAAAAATCCTTTCATTACAAAAATCTATCAGACAACAATTTAATTGTCAAGTTTCAAGTTGAATCAATTCTATTCCAAACTTTTTGGCAAGCTCTAATGTGGAAGGATCAAACTTATAAACTTCTTTGTAAACAATTTTCTTAATACCATATGCTGCCAATGACTTTAAACAGTCATTACAGGGTAATAATGTAGTAGCCGCAAGATAACATTCATCAGGCTTAACATAACGTAATGCATTGATCTCCGAATGTACTACATATTTTCTTCTTTCATCACGATTATTCCAATCTTCTTGCATTCCTGCTGGAAATCCATTATAACCTAATGATGCAACACTATTATCATGCCTTAGAAGACAACATCCTACAGTTTGCCAAGGATCTTTTGATTTTAAAGCAGCTACTTCCGCTAACTTTAAAGCATATTCATTCCAAGTCATCTATTTATTATAGATGGTTTTAAAGATTAATCAAGCTTTGTTTTGTTGACCACCAGTTATTGCTTGGAGTAATGCTCTAGCAACTACACGATCTTTTTCCTTTTCATCTTCTGGTAATTGAGCATATTGAATATTCATTAGCTTTTTTCTTTGTTCAAGTTTAGCTTCAAGTTTACCACTTTCTTTAAGTTTTACTGTATCATCAAATTGATTTGGGTTTGCAACAAAAAGTTTTGCTGTTTCGTTCCAACCTTTATGTATGGCATCACTTATTTGTTCAATATCTGTTACACCACTATTAATAATATTTGCTGCAAATTCTGCACTTTTTAAATTTGCTTGCCAACCAAAGCTATTACCCGGTGTGCTTCTACCATAATGATAAGCATTATCTAATGCCTCATCACTAATAGTTGCTAATTTATTAATGTCTAAATTTTCTTTTAAATAAACTTGTTGATAAGCTTCTTCTAAAAGAATTGTATCTTTATTTTTCATTATCTTTTAAATGATGGACGATGACGAGGATCGGGATCTAACTCGGTATTAGCTAAACCCGGTGGTCTATATGTAGGATTCATACGATCATGCATATCTTCTTCTGGTTTAGCTGATGTATTAGATTTTTGTTTTCCACCATTTACTATGTCGTTAATATATTCTTTAATAGAATTAATATTATTAGGTATTAATTTTGATTTGTCTTCATAACTACCTTTATAAAATTCACCATCATAATAATGTAAAACAATCATACCGTTTAATTTATAATCTATGCGTGTTCCATAATGATGATCTGGATCTACATCTGCTTCCATATTAGGAACAGTTTTTAACCATTCATGAGGATTAGTTGTTTCGATTTGTTGAGGTGTATTTGTTTGTTCTGGCTTTTTACCAAAACCTAAAGCTTGTCCTGCCTTTTGGAAAATATTTTCATAGATCATTTCTAAATTTTGTGTATCTTTATTTCTCATATTTTATACTTATCCTAGTTTAATACTATTTGGCTTTGTTGCACGAATATAAACTTCGCCATAAACTTCCAATTCACCCATGAGTGATTGAAATTCTCTCTGTGTTAGATTATCTAAATTTGATAATTTAGAATAAATCTCTTTAGCTTTGTCTTTGTAATACTTTTCCTTACCTTTTTTATTTTCCCACTTTATTGCATCAGTATATGGTTTTAGTTTAGCTGCATAATGAATAGCGGTGAGTAATGAGTATCCACCTTTCTTTCTTGTTTGTGCTTCTAACTTTTCAGCACCAGCTTTACGTTTATGAAGAAACTCATCAAACTTCTCTTCAATGCCCATTTTTTTCTTAATGCCTTCAAGTATTAAATCAAAATTCATACTATATTTACCTTTAAGATAAGAATAATTCCCACTCTTTAATCTTATGTTTATTTTTAATATACAATGTAGATGGCATATATTTTGGAATAATAGGAGGTTTGATGAGTTTTAAACCAGCTTCTTCTGGTGTTCTATTAGCTTTCTTTGCATTAACTTCCTTATTTGTTAATACACAATTACTCCAATCAGTTTTACCACCTCTACTTCTAGGAATGATATGATCTACGTTACCTTCGTTTTTAGAAAGCTTTTTACCTGTATACTGACAAATACCCTCATCTCTATTCCAAACGGCTCCTAGCGAGAATTTAGGACGTTTAAGAGGCACTTTGTTAAAGTGACACAAGACTATAACCTTTGGAATTTTAATCTCACCTCTAACAGTAGAAATATAATTTGATGATTCATCCTTTGGTAAGGTAACCCAATCTTTCCAACGATAAGGAACCATATTGTCTTCTCCAATAATATCTAATCCAGTTGCAGCATCAGTATACATCATTGATAATGCTTCTGCTGGTGATTTTACATGAATTGCTTGCCAATTACGATTAAGAACAAGAACGGTTGCTCTATTAAGTTGATTATCCATAAACTATTAGTCGTTATATTTATAACCTAAACCCTTTACCCAACCTTTTGGACCAAATGGTGGACTTAACATAATTGGTTCATAATAACCTTGGCAATAATATTCACCGCCATATTGATCATGATATTCATTATGCATGATATTAGGATTTGGTTCATATGTAACTACACCATATTGGTAAGTCTCTACACCACAATACTTTGGAGTAGCGCAACCAACTAAAAATAAGCAAGATAATAAAATATATTTCATCGTGGTCCAAAACTAATTTTAACTTTTTCTGCAATCATATTATATATAAATGATATACATACTACATTTAAAAGTGTAAATGGAATGCTATGAGGAAATATAATATTAACAGCCCCAATAATTAAAATTGGATGTATTACAAGATAATAGAATAATAATAGTATTAGTTTTTTCATAAAAATGGTACACGAGGAGGGACTCGAACCCCCGATGGAAATACCACAGTGTAAATGTGGTGCAATCGCCGCTATGCTACTCGTGCATTGTTTAAACTATACAATAAGACTTATATCAAGTCAATAAAAAAGCCACCCAAAAATGAGTGGCTTCTTTAAATTGGAATTAATCCAAGAAGTAAATTACTTGCGATACATGATTGCATTAGCAACATGAACAATATAGTCATTTGCAATTGCAATTTTCTCTTCCATCCAAGGCTCAATATTTGCACCATTTTCTACACAAGTAGAAATTTCATGTGCATGAGATCTGATTGTATGAAGGTGTGCGGATACCATTCTAGCTTTTTCTTCTTCATTATCCTGCATATCATGTTCAGATGTTTCGTGTTCCATTTCACCTTCTGGTGATTCGGATTCACCACCAAGAGAAATTTCAACACCATCACCCAAACCATCTTCATATTCTGGTAAATTTTCATCACCAAGTGCGATATCTTCATAAGCTTCCATTAAGGATACATAATCTTTTCTATTCATATGAGAATACTTACTCTTCTAAGGTGACAAATCTGGAGATGACAAGAATCGAACTTGCGACATTTTGCTTGCAAAGCAAATGCTCTACCAATTGAGCTACATCCCCTTGTATTTGTTCAAATAAGATTCTACAACTTTATCATAAGATAACTTATCTTTTTTAAGTTGTTTTACAACTTTTTCTAATTGTTTATCAATATATTCCAAATTAGGATCACCAATATGTTCATCAGCTTGGAATTTAATAGCAATACCACCTGCTTCATTCCATGCATCAACATTCTCCTGTCTATCGTCAATTAAAATGTTTCTAG